CGGGGGAAACTCCGCCGGGGCATCCGGTCGCATCCACCATCAGCGGGAGCATCGACATGACCGAGTTTGCCGAGGCCGCCTGGATCTGGGCGGCGAAGGGGGCCGGCGCGGTAGCCGGGTCGGCGATCTCGCTCGCCTATATCCTGCCGCGCGGCCGGCGCGAGGCGGCGATCCGCTTCTGCGTGGGCACCGCCTGCGGGCTGGTGTTCGGCGGCGCGGCGGGATTGAAGATCGTGGCCGAACTGGGCATCGCCGACGCGATCGGGCCGGGCGAGACCATGCTGCTCGGCGCCGCGGCGGCCAGCCTGACCGCGTGGTGGGCGCTGGGCTTCGCGATGCGGAGGTTCGGGCGCGGCGGCCGGGTGCCGGACGGCGGCTGAGGACGGAGCCTACCCGGCGAGACGCACCGACGCCGGGGTGAACCGGCGTCGCGGAATCGGCGGTGGCCGGTCACGGACGGCGCGGGCCTACCACCACCACAACACGAGACCGATGATCATCGCCCAGATGAGCAGGCTGAGCATGACGGCTGCGATGCGGACATAGCCAGTATGCAGCCTGTCGACGTCGAGACTCCAGCGTCGACGCGGCGTGCCGAGATTGAAAGTCTGAAGATCATCCCCGCCCGGATCATGCCATCCGACGGACCAGAACCGTATCCACATCTTCGAAAGTCCCCCGCACCTCGATTGCCGGAGTAACCGAGGCTCACAGCCAGAATAGCAGCTCGTTTCCTGTCCAACAATAGCCCCGCGGCTGCCACGCAGGGGCCGCGACGAACACCTGTCAGGAGCAGACCAATGACGAACCGGACCCTGTCCTGGGCGCGGAAACGCGCGTTTCCGGAGATGGCGGCGGCCGCGCCGGCAACCGCGCCCGGAACCGCGACCGCGGGCGGCGGGGGGCTGCGGATCGCCGGCCATGCCAGCCTGTTCGGCGTGGCCGACCTGACCCGCGACGTGGTGGAGGCGGGCGCCTTCCGAACGGCGCTGGCCAAGCGCGGCGCCGCCGGCATCCGCATGCTGTTCCAGCACGATCCGGCCCGCCCCGTCGGGGTGTGGACGACGCTGCGCGAGGACGCGCGCGGGCTCTACGTACAGGGCCGGCTGACGGCCGGCGCGGCGGGCGAACTGGCCGCGCTGATCGCCGACGGGGCGATCGACGGGCTGTCGATCGGCTTCCGCACCGTGAAGGCGAGGGCGGATCCGCGCACGCGGCTGCGGCACATCCTGGAGGTCGATCTCTGGGAAATCTCGATCGTCACCTTCCCGATGCTTCCCGGCGCCCGGCTTTCGGCGCTGCGGGGCTGCAGGCCGCCGCCCCCGGTGGCGGACGCCACCACCCGCGCTGCGGACCGGGCGGACGCCACCACCCGCGCTGCGGACCGGGCGGACGCCACCACCCGCGCTGCGGACCGGGCGGACGCCACCACCCGCGCTGCGGACCGGGCGGCGGCGCGAATCCGAACTTCGACATGAAACATCAACCAGAAGGAACATGCATGTCCGACTTCATCACCGATCTGGAGAACAAGGCCGCGCCCGGGGCCGGCGAGGTGAACGCGGCCTTCGCCGAGGTGTGGACCGCCTTCGAGGCGTTCAAGGAGGCAAACGAGGAGCGGCTGGCCGAGGTTGAACGCAAGGCCAGCCCCGACGTGGTGACGGCCGAGAAGGTCGACCGCATCGCCCGCGCGCTCGACGAGCACAAGCGCGCCATGGACGGGATGATCCTGCGCCAGAACCGCCCCGCGCTCGGCCGCCCGGGCGGGCTGACGGTGAAGTCGGACCATGCGTCGGCCTTCGAGGCCTATGTGCGCTCCGGCGACGACCGCCACCTGCGCGGCCTCGAGGCGAAGGCGATGTCCTACGGTTCGGGCCAGGACGGCGGCTATCTCGTGCCCGACGAGCTGGAGGCCGCGATCGGCCGGCGCCTGGCGCAGATCTCGCCGATCCGCGGCATCGCCGCGGTGCGGCAGGTGTCGGGCGCGGTGCTGAAGAAGCCCTTCGCGGTGTCCGGTCCGGCGGTGGGCTGGGTGGCCGAGACGGCGGCGCGGCCGCAGACGGCGGGCACGACGCTGGCCGAGCTGCAGTTCCCGACCGCCGAACTCTACGCCATGCCGGCCGCGACCGCCTCGCTGCTCGAGGATGCCGCCGTCGACCTCGACCAGTGGATCTCGGCCGAGATCGAGACCGCCTTCGCCGAGCAGGAGGGCACCTCCTTCGTGAACGGCGACGGCAGCAACAAGCCCAAGGGCTTCCTGGCCTATGCGCAGGTGGCCGAGGCGAGCTGGGAATGGGCCAAGATCGGCACCGTGGCGACCGGCGTGTCCGGCGCGCTGCCGGCGTCCGACCCGTCCGACATCCTGATCGACCTCGTCTACGCGCTGAAGGCGGGCTATCGCCAGAACGCGGTCTTCGTGATGAACCGCCGGACGCAGGCGACGATCCGCAAGCTGAAGGACGCGGACGGCAATTATCTGTGGCAGCCGCCGGCCCAGCCGGGTGGCAAGGCCATGCTGATGGGCTTCACGGTGATCGAGTCCGAGGACATGCCCGACATCGCCGCCGATGCCACGCCGGTCGCCTTCGGCGATTTCGCGCGCGGCTATCTGGTGGTCGACCGCACCGGCGTGCGGGTGCTGCGCGACCCCTATTCGGCCAAGCCCTACGTGCTGTTCTACACCACCAAGCGCGTCGGCGGCGGCGTGCAGGACTTCGACGCCATCAAGCTCCTGAAGTTCGGCGTGTCGTAAGGGCACCGGCCCCCCGGGCGCTCTTGCCGCGCGCCCGGGGGGCCGGGCCATGCGCCGGGGCGGCGGCGCCAGACATCGCCGGCGGCGGTTCGTCCGTTCGCCGCCGGCCGAGGCCGGGCCGGAATGCCCGGCCTCGGCGGCCCTGCGGAACCGGGCGGGGCCGCCACCTCTCTTTCCCGGGAACCGGACGGTCCCGCCAACCGCGTGGGACCGTCCCACTTTCCCTCGAAACGGGTCTTCACCGAATTCAGTCACGAGGTGGCCGACATGGCGCTCTTTAGAACCGTTCCGCCCGGCGCGGAGCCGCTGACGCTCGCCGAGTGCAAGGCGCATTTGAGGATTTCGCAGGACGGCGAGGACGCGCTGATCGCCGGCCTCGTCCGCGCCGCGCGCGAGGAGGTGGAAAGCCACACCGGCGTTGCCATGATCGACCAGGACTGGCGGCTGGCGCTGGACGCCTGGCCGGCCTCGGGCATCGTGACGATCCCGCGCCATCCGGTGAAGCAGATCCTGTCGGTGACGCTCTACGGCCGCGACGGCGAGGCGTCGCTGATGGACCCGGGCAGCTACCGGCTCGACGGGTTGTCGCGGCCGGCGCGGCTCCGGGTCGAGGACCGGCCGGCGCCGGGGGCTTCCCTCAACGGCATCGAGATCGACTTCCGCGCCGGTTTCGGCGAGGCCGGCCCCGACGTGCCGGACCTCCTGAAGCGCGCCATGCTGCTTCTGGTGGCGCACTGGTACGAATTCCGCGCCGCCTGGGGCCCCGACGACCAGCCGGTGTCCATTCCCGAGGGTTTCCGCCGCCTGACCGACGGCTGGCGGGCGAGGCGGCTGTGAGGCCGGCGCGGCGGATCGATCCGGGCCGGCTGCGCCTGCCCATGACGCTGGAGGCGATGACGGCCGTTCCCGACGGGGCGGGCGGCTTCGCCGAGACCTGGACGGCGCTCGCCGCGCTGCACGCGGCGCTGGAGCCCGTGGCGGCGGAGCGGCGCTTCGGCGCCGACCAGGCGCTGGCGACGGTGACGCATATGGTGACGCTGCGCAGTCGTCCCGGCGTTGCGAGCGGCATGCGGTTCTCGACCGCCGGCCGGGTCTTTTCGATCGAAACGGTGCACGATCCCGACGAGACCGGACGGTTTCTCGTCTGCCGGGTCAGGGAGGAGGGACGATGAGGCTGTCGACACGGTTGACGATGCTGGGGCTTTCGCGGACGTTGAAGGCGCTGGCACAGGTGCAGATCGAGGCGGAGGATGCGCTGCGCAGCCTCCCGGCCGACCGTGAGCCGCCCGGCCGCCGGCTGGCCGCGCGGCGGGCACGGCGGGCCTGGGAACCGGGAGGGGACGATGGCCGGCAGGGGACTTGAACTGCAGAAGGCGATCTTCGCCGCGCTGTCGCAGGACGCGGCG